GGGTGAGGGGAGTGCAAATGCCTCGTTCAATACGGCGAACATCAACACGGCCAGCGATAGCTGGTATGCCCTGACCCCCTATGGCCTGGAGTTCCTGAACCTGCGGCGGCTCCGTGTCATGCCCATCACATCGGGAGGTGAACGCTGATGCCCACCATCGACCGCATGACCCCCGAAGGACAGCGGCTCATGGCCGAGCTCGAAAAGCTGAATAAGCTGGCTGCCTACATCGGCTTCCAGAGTGGAACGCCGGCCAAGGAACGGTATGGGGATGCAATCGTAGACTCCGACGTGGATCTGCTTGATGTGGCGCTATGGAACGAACTGGGGACCTCCACAGCCCCCAGCCGTCCCTTCCTCCGCAAGAGCATGGACGACAACAGGGAGAAGATAAACGCCTTCTGCCAGGCACAGCTCCGAGCCCTGTTCTCCGGCACCACGACCGCCGATGAGATTATGAGGAAGACTTCCGTGTTTGTGAGGGGGCTGGTCCAGGAGACCATTAAGGAGGGGGAGTTCTCCCCCAACGCCCCCAGCACTATCAAGAAGAAGGGCTCTGACAAGCCCCTGATTGACACCGGCCACATGAGGCAGTCGGTCATGACCGTCGTTGACAGGAAGGGGAGGACCTGATGCTCTTCGGCTTTTTCAAGAAGGATTACATTGTCCGCCGCTTCGGTGAGGAGACCATCGTGAACGGCGTCTCAGGCGCTCCACACGAGGATTTTGTGGTGGCTATGGAAGATGTCCAGCCGTTGTCTTCGGACGAATTGCAGGCACTTCCTGAAGGCGAGAGGACCGTCCGGCACATCAAGGCCATCGGAAGCACCGCCTTTACCACGGCGGACGAGGAGACCGGCAAGCCTGGCGACTGGCTCTATTATCAGGGCCGGTGGTATGAGTGTAAGTCCTGCCAGCTCTGGGACCACACGATACTCTCCCACTATGAGTCGGAGTTCACGGAGGTCCCGCCTGGGCCCACCGCAACCAAGCCGGAAGTGGAGGTGAGCGGATGACCTACAATGATGCCCGCAGCATCATCTACGATGCCACGGCCAGCTATTTCTCCGGCGCCACCGTCACCATGGCGGGCACGAAGCAGACCAAGAAACTGAAGCCCATGGTGACCTTGAAGTTCGGGGCACTCCAGATCGGCACCTTCCCGAATGAGGTGAACTACGAGGGGGAGCCCTGCGACTACTATACGGCCTCGATGAAGCTGGAGGTCCAGCTCTTCACGAACGGCCACCAGCTCTCCAATGGCGGTATGGAAAGCACCGCCGTGGGAGATCTGACAGACTATGTGAACTACATGATGTCCAAGTTGATGACCACCGAGTTCAGCCGTAAGGACCTCACCATCCTGACGGCGGGACCCGTCCAAGATGTTTCGGCCGTCATCAACGATACAAGCTATGAGTACCGAGCTATGGTGGAGTTCGACGTGACCTTCACCGTGGCTTCTGTCGGCTACGGCGGCATCCTGGATGAGTCCAGCATCAAGCTGGATAAACCGGACCCGGAAAACCCCGACAAGGTACTCCCGCCCCATATCGAACCGGAGTGGACGGAAACCGACAGCGGCGGCCGCACAGCCGAGATCGCCGAGAGAGAGGTAGGCTATTTCACCGAGGTCGAAATTGCAGAAACGAAGGAGTGATAACCGAATGAGCAGCAATCTCGATAGGATTGTGAATATCACCATTGAACTCCAGAGCGTGGTGTCCAGCGGTGCCAGCTTTGACCACGTTCTCCTTGTGGGCCCCGCACCTGCAAAGCCCCTGGAGGACGTGACCATCCCCGACGTGGGCGTCTACACTGACCTCACGGCGGTGAACGAGATGGGCTGGGTTTCTGAGGGCGACAGTGCTGACCCGGTTGGCGTTGCCGCCCGCATCGCTTTCAGCCAGTCCGTCAAGCCCAGCAAAATCTACATCGCCGTCCAGAAGAAGGACTCCGGCGGAAGCGACCTGGAGAAGCCCAATCTCACCCTCAGTCGGGCCGAGGGCGAAAATGGGTGGTATATGGCCCTGGCCGCTGGCATCCCGGAGGATGACCTGGAAGTCATGGCCGAGTGGACGGAGGCAAGGGAGAAGATGTTCGGCTATTCCTATGCGGACCCGAACGACAACCCCGTGTCGAACACTTACTACCGGACCTTTGGCATCTGCTACGGCGACGATACCGGCTCCGGTGACACCTATAAGCACGTCGCCATGGCGATCCGCTTTCTGTCCTATGAGGCCGGGTCTGAAACCTGGGTGAACAAGTCCCTAGCCTCCGTGTCTACGTCCAAGTTCACCGGGACGGAGATGGACACCATCGACAAGGACCCGGCCAGCTACTACATTCTGGTGGGCGACACTGGGCTGGTGCAGGGCGGCAAGGTCCGGGCGGGGGAGTGGATTGACGTCATCCGCTTCCGTGACTGGCTGAAGAACGATATGCAGCTCCGCATCCTGAACCTGCTGGTGAAGCGGCCCAAGGTGCCGTACACCGACAAGGGTATCGGTCTGGTACGGAACCAGATGATCGCCAGCCTGAAGGAAGGGACCCGCCGGGGTGGTATCTCCGAAGACCAGTACAACAGCGACGATGAGCTTATCCCTGGCTTCACCACCTCGGTCCCCTTGGCCGCTGACCTAAGCGACACCCAGCGCAAGTCCCGCACCCTGGAAGACTGCAAGTTTTCCGCTATCCTGGCCGGGGCCATTCATGTCGTCAAGGTCAACGGCTCCCTGGTCTATTCCTACTGAGGAGGTGTGACGCATGGCAGGAAATGTTAAGACCTACAACCCGAAGGAAATCAACATCGCCTTCGGCTCCCACATCGTCACCGGCTATGCCGAGGACAGCTTTGTGAGTATTGAGCCCAGCGGCGACGGCACCACCAAGAAGGTCGGCGCCGACGGGGAAGTTACCCGCTCTATCAGCCCTGACCGCACCTTCTCCGTCAAGGTGACCGTTGACCAGATGAGCGAGAGCAACAGCTACTTCCAGGAGATGTATAACCGGGATCAGCAGACCGGCGATGCCATTGAACCGCTCATGGTGCAGGACATGAAGGGCGGTATGCTCTTCAGCGCCGACGAAGCCTGGGTCCCCAAGCCCTCCACCCGTGGCTTCGGCAAAGCGGCCGGCACCCGTGAGTGGGAGATCCACACCGGACCGGCGACTCTGGATGAGTAAGAAAGTGAGGTAAATAGTCATGAAGCGTCTGACCCCTGTTGTCAAGGAAATCGGTGACAACAAGTTTTACATCCGTCCGTTCTCGGCTTTCACCGCCGCAAACATGACCGGCGACCTCGCAAACGTGGCGACGCCTATCCTGGCGGCCATCGCTCCCCTGGTGGTCAAGGCGGTCGGCTCCGAGGACAAGAAGGTCCTGGACACGGACGTAGCGGAGATGGCCCCCTCTATGCAGGGGGCCTTTTCCGGGCTTTCCGGGGATAAACTGGAGCGCCTGAGCATGAAGCTCCTGATTGAGCACCAGAACATCTCCGTGGAGACCCCGGAGAGCGAAAAGGCGAAGCTGCTAACCAAGGACCTGGCGGATGAGCTTTTCTGCGGAGAAGTGGAAGATATGTTCGTGCTGATGTGGTATGTCATCCAGGTCAACTTCAGCGGTTTTTTCAAGAAGCTCGCCGCCCGGTTTGGGCTGGTCGGCGATCTGTTCCAGAAAGCCCAGACTACACAAAATACGGCACCCTTGACCTGACCCAGTTCACGGAGCTGGAGCTGAGGATGTATGTCCTCATCAAATCCCGCATGGCCTCTATGACGGAGCTGAAGGAAATTTATACTCTGGACGAGGCCCTGAAGCTCTACGCCCTCTACCAGATGGAGAACGACGTGGAGGTCGGGCGGCTTGAAGAACTGAAAGCGGATGGAGGTGGTAGCCGTTGACTCTCCGTGAGCTGTTTATTGCGCTGGGCTACCAAATCGACGAGAGCTCCGAGAAGAAGGCCGAGCAGGGCATCCAGAACCTGAAGAACAAAGCCACGCAGATACTCGGCGCCATCGGCATCGGCTTCTCCCTGGTAAACCTGAACGCCATTTCGGAGGAGTTCCGTACCACCAACGACCAGATTGCCCAGGGCACTAAGCTCCTAGGCGACCAGGATGAGATCCAGCAAAAAATCCTGGAGTCTGCAAACCGGACCAGGGCCTCTTATGCTGACACGGCAAACGTCGTCTCAAAGCTGGTGCAGGAGAACAGCGACCTCTTCAGCACCGTGGATGAAGCCATCGCCTTCAACGACGCTGCCACCATGCTCTTCAAAACGGCGGGCAAGACCAATGACCAGATCGCCGGATTGATGGAGGCCATCAACAAGAGCTTCGCAAAGGGCGTCGTGGACTCTGAGACCATGAGCCAGCTCCTGGAGCAGTCCCCGGAGGCTGTGGCGCTCCTAAACAAACGCCTTGGGACCACCTCTGACCAACTGGAGGATATGGTCACAGACGGCAAGATTTCCCTTGCAGACCTGAAGGGGGCCTTCGTTGACAACGCCGCTGAGATTGAAGCGGCGTTTGCCGGGACCAGCTACAAAATCTCCGACGCTCTGCTGAACATCAGAAATCAGTGGGGCCTCTGGGTGGCCGATATGGATGAGTCCCTGGGCATCTCTGAGGCCATCGGGACCACGATGGTCAAGGCGTTCACCCTGGGAATGGACGTGCTGCGGCGGGTGCAGACCCGGGTGGAGTGGCTGGCCGACAAGCTGGGCGGGACACAAAACCTGTTCCGGCTCATTGGCACCATAGCTGCTACGGCCTTCGGTGTCATGGCTCTGCCGAAACTGCTTGGCTTCCTGACCACACTCCAGAAAATCAACAAGGCTCTGGTCCTAAGCCGGCTGAAAATCTTAGGCATAATTGCCGTAGTAACGGTGATTGCGCTCCTCATTCAAGACTTCATCGCCTTCATGAAGGGCGACAACAGCCTGATAGGCTCCCTGTTCGACAAAGCCGGCATCGGGGCCGAGAACGCCCGGCAAACCATCCTGAAGGCATGGACCACCGTAAAGGAGTTCCTGCTGACCGCCTGGGGTGTCATCAAACAGGCCGCACAGACTATTTTCGGCGCTCTGAGCGCCTGGTGGGAAGAGAATGGCGAGGCCGTCATGGAGTCCTTCTCCCGTATCTGGGAGGCCATCAAGAC